GCCGGACGATCAATGCGAAGAACCAGATCGCTGGTTGTATAACCGTCTCAAGGATGACATTAGTACAAATGAGTCATACGTAGCTATAGGTATGACTCAAGATGTACTTCTTGACATCCAAGTAGAAGGGTTCGTCGACGTGTTCCAGGCGCGGGATACAGATTTACTGTATTCCCACACCGAGGTAGCGTCCCCGTCCTTCGTCAGCCTATTAAAACAGGCCAAGATGATTATACGCCAGCGACTGGTCAGAACCGGCAAGATTGGCAGGTACGACTAAAGTCCACCAGCCAACAGAGCCGTCGCACCGTTGCCAGTGCCGTCGAACAGAACGGTTGTCGCCGCGCCAGTTGTGGCGCAAAACGACAACAGTTCAGCGACGACATTGGTACCCTCGGCAATCGCGCTCATCGCCCCAATGGGGAGATCGAGTACGACGTAAGCCGAGATAGTAATTGGGGTAACCGAATCGACGCCCGAAATGACAGTCTTGTCAAAACGGACGACGCTCCGGCGCCTCAACTTCATATCACGACCGGACTCAACATGTTTTATGGTGAGTCGGTGTGGTAGAGATGGCGTTTCGCTAACTTGCGAAAACGTCGTCTCACGTTGCGATGTACTGATACGGGAGAATTCAACTTCCGTACCAGCACTGTTCTTAACTTCGTTAGTGTTAAGCGTGTTGCTTAGCATGCTTCTTTTATGAAGCTAGGGTTACCCCTAGCCTAGACATATCGTCTAGCGTTGTTTCCTTCGACGCCTACTGTTGGTTATGACCAACGCGGCGCCAAGACTCAACTCGTTGAGAGAGAGCCCGCTCGATGTAATCGAGCTCAAGCTCGCCAGTCCAACGGACCTGCGATAAGCAGTCTGCTGTACTGACGGCATGTAGCCTAGGCTGAGAATCGGACCATTTGCAACTTTTGTGCCTTTCGACACAGAGATGCGTCTGGCCCTTTTAACAGACCATAGGTAGCGACGTATGTTAATCAGCGGTTTCATGTTCTCGCTCTTTAGTGAATCAAGGTAGGGCCCAATGCCCAGAACCCAGTCCACTACGAACGACCAAGGAATGGCATTCCAGATAATCGCAGGGTTAAGGTTAACCCCGAGAGAATCCAGATAGCCAAGCAACTGAGCATGCTCAGTTTGGTACCCGGTATAACTATAGTTATACTGGATTTGCGCATGAAACACTGTCGGTTCATGAGTCACATGACGCTCAATATGGTGAGTACTAGTCCTGACAAAAGAGTTTTCCCAACTCTGATAGCCAAGACTAGTCCACACGTTATGGACGTCAGATAACTCAGCCCAGGAATAAACAAAATGTTTATTCTGAGGGCGACCGGCAC